TTGATTTATACCTGATAAAGCATAATTTTTCAATTTTGACTGTATATTTTGTTTGTCGAAGTCTGAAACAAAGTCACCATTTTTTGGTTTGATACTTATTAACACTTGTCCAAACTCTGGTGGATCAAGTTCCTCTCCCCCTACAACCGCCACAGACTCAGTGTTAGGGTAGATAGACTGAATTATCGCTTCATAGTCTCTGGCGGTCACTGCACGGTACTGAGAAGCATAAATTCTAGGAGCAAAGTACTTAATAGAGTCAACACTCTCTATATCACCACCATTTGAAGCAGATTGATTTGTAGTGATAGTGATATTATTAGTTGGAACAACTGGATTGTTATCTGAATCTAAAACTCTTCCAGAATATGAAAATACTGAAGAACCATTACCTGCTTTTCCATCTGTAATAATATAAGTTGCAGTAATAACTGTACCATTTTCTAATTTTTTACCAAAATAACCATCACCAAACAACAATTCATACTTTTCATCCTGAACTTCTTGAAGTAGGTAAATTTCTGATGTTGAATCAATATTTAAAATATTATTTGATCTCGAATATTCTCTACCAAGAGTAGTTTCATTAGGTCCTTGAACTCTTACGACAATAGTTGAACTGTCTATAAACGAGTTATCTAAAACAAACCTCTGATCCAGTGATCCATCAACTAAAAACTGCTTACTTAAGTAAGTTCCTTGATAAACTTCAATATTATTAAATGATGCTACACCATTGTTTACTGTCGTTGTAATACTTGATGGTATTGAGAACATGACTGTAGTGTTTTCAGTCGCTCCTACACACACCAGACCTGCTGTTAAAGTTAAAGTCGATGTATTAGATGTAGTGTTAATAGAAAAACTAATCTCTGCCTTTGCTGCAGACCTTGAACGAGGAACATATCCTATGTTCCTTGCTAATGAGACTACATTTTCTCTCAGTGTTGCAGAATCTAAAAAAGATTCATTCACAACCATGTTAGAGTTGAATGCAGTGATATAAGTATTGTATGCTAAAGTATCAATTAAGACTGAAAAGTTTGACCCATCAAAGTCAAAGTCCTTAAAATCAGAGTTTGCTCTTAAGTAACTCTTTATTTGTGATTTGATTTGATCAAAATCTAAATTTGTAAACTTAGTAAATGGCATATTATCGAGTTGCTTCTAGGATGAATGAAAATTCTTGAGGTGGTAGTGCTGCTCCAACAATATCAAAGAAAATCGTAACATCAAAGTTGTTTTGATCAGCTCTTGCACTGACCCTAACTCGAACATTATTGACTCTAGGTTCAAAGTTCCTTAGTGTTGTTATGATTTCTTGTTCTATAAGGTTAGAAGTTCCAAAATCCATCAAATCAAAAAGACTATCATAGACAGATGAACCTAAAATTGGATTAAAAAATCTTTCACCAGGAATTGTTTGCACTAAATTACGTACGGAACGACGAATTGCATTCGCATTCTTAAGAACAGGTAGATCTTTAGTAATTGGGTGAGGTTCAAAAGACAAACTTATGTCTTTAAATGACCTTGATACCCGATTTCCGTACATTAGGTAATAGTTTACTCACTTTATTTATGTGAGTAGTGTAACACTATTATAAAATCTCTATATTTACACTCGCATTATGACTATCTCGACCAATTTTACCGCAAGGGAAAGAATTAAAGGACATGGTGTACCTGTTTTCCGCATCATGTTCTGTTTGAGTAACTGCATGAATTAATGAAGACGGAAAAAGAATTAAATTTCCTGCTATTGAAGGTTGAAAATGTTGAATTATATTATGCTCACTGCCTGGAAACATCATTTGAACAATATTTGAGAGATTTGTTGGTTTTAATGGGTCATTATCACCTGTCCAATGGTTATTACAGAAAAAAACTGTATTCGCACTTGAGTCTGTTAGATAAAATATTCCACTAATGAATGAATTTGGGTGACTATGAGCACCATGTATGGAGTGACCACCTGTTCTATTACCCCAAGACGATGAAATTTTGATTTTATCACACTCTAATTCAAATTTTAACCTAACTTCCTCTAAACATTGATGAAACCAGTCGTATATTTCTGAATATCTCTCCTCTTTATCTAATCTAACACTGACAGTTTGCTTACTTTTATGTGTATGAACTCCTTCACGACGATATTCCTCCTTCTTAAGAGTTTCAAGGGTGCTTTCTAATAGTTTTTGATCACACTCAAACTTAAAAATACTTTGAGGAAGTATATCTATCTTTTCCATTACCCTAAATCCATTCCCTCTATCTCTATATTACCTGTAATCGCTGTATTTCCTACACCAATATCACCAAATGCTCTTTCTTTTGCAGTTTTCCAGAAATAATTCTCATCATTACCTAATCCATCACGATCATGACCATTTTCTACCTGATAGTAAACAGTAGAAACCTTGAAATCAGGAACTTTTGGTGTTTCTGGAGTAATACTATTGTCGTAAATTCTCATTCTATTGTTAGGATAGAGACAAAATTGCCCATTATCCAGTTCTAGAAGGTTATGAGACTTATGTTCAGCAGGTTGTTCACTCGTAGAATAGTCAACTGCGTCTACATCGGCATGATAATTGTCTAAAGTGCAAATATAAGTGCCTGTTTGATTCCCAAAGTCCCTTGTATAGACCTCGTAATGCATTGAACCAATGAATTGTTTCTGTACTGCGACCACTCCATAGTCCATACAGTTCCAAAACTGCAGATTATGGAGCGTCATATCAGGATCGGGTAACTCAGGAGACGAGAGAAAAGCGGATATCGGCAGTTTATCGAACATCGCAGCATACTCAGGCAGATAAGTTTCAAAATAAAAGGCACGACCAGGTATACTTTTTGCAGAAACCCAGACTCCTTTTACAAATTCGCCATGACCCGACTTATGATCGGTTAAATATTCTTTTCTGACCCATACTTCATATGATGGGAGGTTAGTAATTAGTGTACTCATTCTTTATGATGAAAAACTTCGACGTATGAATTGCATTTTGGACAGGTAAAGTTGGAAACGAAGTCGTATTCTGACTCCTCTCCATCATTTAAATCCTCCATATCATGATCTGCTCCCCAGATCAACTCAGTTCCGCAGTGCCAGCAGTTCACTTGCCCTGTCCTCTATATCTTTTCTTAGCTTTATTACGAGAGGTAGCGGAGTATTTACTATGCTGTCCTCTCCCTTGCCTTGTTTTCTTGGGTTTAGACTCAATAGTCCCACCCATGTTCCATTTTGCTGCCATGATTAAATGTCGTTCTCCTTATTATAGTGCTTTTTTAACTTAAATGCAAGTGTAATTCGGTGTGGATGCCACTGATGAGAGTATCCAAACCCTTTGTGAAGTATATTAGACTCAAAAATGACTAGACGATTTGGTAATGGAGGCACGAACATCTGATCTAAGTCATTTTCATAGAAGTGTGTGAACCCTCCAAACTCCTTATCATAGTCACTTACATATAAAAGTGCAGTCAAATCCACACCATCTATATGTAAACACCCATCCACACCTGGTTTGTAACCATTAAAGTAGATGCGAGTTGTAGAATATGTATCAGGTAGAACCTTTTGAATACTATTGTATAGAGTTTCTTTAAAAAATGGGTGCTCCCCTACCACCAACCAATTATTATTTTCACGGATCATATCACCCATTTGAAAGCGTGAGTTACGTGAATACGCTTCATTTGCTACCTGAGTCTTCCATCGTAGGTTATCACCATATGCTATATCACGTATCTCAGCAAATGTCTCACGATCAAAGAAATCATCGTAAGTTTGAATTCTATTGGCGAGTTCCATGCTTATTCTTCATCTCAGCAATCTGTTCTTGATTCTTTTTAAAATATTCCAGTCTATGCTTCATAAAATCATTCGGAGTTCTAATATTATACGAGACCGATTCGGGCATATGTTGTGGTGTATTCCTTAGAAAACAGTTGACGGAGTATCGAGTGCCCTTAGTAATCTCCTCTACCTGATGCACCCAGAGATGATCTGCTGGCCAGATCATACAATCACCACGCTTCAGTTCAACCTTATGTTTACCACCCCAGAAGGCAAATACACCGCCCTCATAGTCATTGTTTAGATTAATGGTACAACTACCATATACATGAGGATCGTGATCAGTATGAGGATGAATCCACTGTCCAGTCTCATATTTCATCAGACGATATAGATGTGGATACAATAAAGTAAGTCTACGATCCACATGGAAAGACTTAAACTGATCCATGTAGTCGTGATACTCATTGATCACCGTCTCCATTGACGCATGTATCAAATCAAATACATCTGTACCTATGGTCGCCCTTTTAACTGTATTTGGTGAATATATGTTCTCACCAGAAAAAGCATGAGGGCAGCACTCATTTACTTCCTCTGCAGGACTGCTCTCATACTCTTCGATAATTTGGTCGCACTCCTCATTCGAGAGAAGTTGCTTGTGAATATAGATTAGGTCAGTAAGATTAATCACAGATCTCAGTTGTTAACGAGAGGGGATTCGGGAATTTTCCCTCATAATATTTTTGTGCGATATCTTCCATCATGTCGCAGTATTCCTCAGTAGTCAAGTTATCGCCTAATACCTCCTGATTATGTCGAATGCGGTATCTATATGATTCTGGTTTTTTCATGACCTACACGCACTCTTGGATCTACCCATATCTCAAATCCTGCTTCTTTTGCATCTAAACAGAACGAGACATCCTCGCCACACATATCCTGTACTTCACCAGACTCAAAGACTTGCATCTTTGGAGCAAACCAAGGATACTTCATCTCTTCATGCTCAAAGACACCCTTCTTAATTAATAACCAACCAAAACCTGTATAGTCAAC